AGTGGTAGTAACTATATTACACCTGTGATTATTAAAGTTACTAGTGAAAGCGGTAACGTTATTACTGGTTTTGAAGTTGTACAAGCTGGCCAGTACACTGGCGGGTCAGTACCTAGTAACCCAGTAAGTGCGTCAGCTACTAGCGGTAACGGTATAAATGCTACTGTTAACTTAACATGGGGCGTCGGTACAGTAAGTGTTACCACAGCTGGTGTATACTCAACATACCCAACTAACCCTGCAACAGTAACTGGCGGTCTTGGTGCTAGTGCAACATTTACACTAACACCTGGATTTAACACTAGCGATACATTTACTGTAAACGTTGGATCCGGTGCAGTAACAGTAAACATACCAGCAGCGCCAAACAACAGTCTAAGTGGTGTAGTTGCAGCTATCAACGCAGCATTCCCTAACGGTCCAATTGTTGCAAGCGCAACTACAGATGCAAAACTGAAACTTACCAACCTTAACAATACCAGTTTTACACTAGAAGATGTTAGTGGTACACCACTTAATGATTCTGGTATCAAAGTTGGATATGTATTTGGTCGTGGGCTTACATATCAAGGATATGCACCTAGCTTAACAGTACCAAATGACCTTAGCCAATTGGCCCCTAACAACGTGTGGATCAACACTACGTCCACTGACAGAGGTGCAAGCTATATTGTTAAACGTTATCTAAGCGGCGCATGGGTAAACATGAACAGAACACCTAATACTGGTACTGTTCCTATGTACAGCAGTGATGCAGTTGCAGATGCAGGATTTGGTGCAAATAAGCAAATAGGCAGCATTTATGTTCGTTACAATGCAGAAGGTAGTTCACCTGCAGAAGCAACACATATGTTGTATAGATGGGATGGCGCAGCGTGGTCCCAACTTGAATATTCGCCAAGTGTTTTACCACCAAGCGGTCCACCAGAAGAAGGTACATTGTGGTATAGCACTGAATTGAAATACGAGTTCATGGTAAGTGATGGGCAGATATGGAAAGGTTACAGATCATACTACCCAGGTACTGATCCATTTGGCCCAACTGTAAGCAGCATCGAACCGTCCGAACAGAGTACTGGCTCGCCATTGGTAGACGGTGATGTTTGGGTTAACTCATCTGTAACTAATCAGTTTGAAGCATATAGATTTGATGCAACAAGCCAACTATGGAGAATGATTGATAACACTGACCACAGTTCACCTGCAGGTATTGTGTTTGCAGATACTCGTCCTAACACAACTGGATTGTCAAACGGTAGTACTCTAATAGAAGACATGGTACTAAGTGACTATGTTGACGATGATGCACCAGATGCAAGTCTATACCCAGCAGGTATGTTGGTACTCAACACTCGTTACAGTACAAACAATGTTAAACAATGGAATGCAAACTACTTCCCATTCTTACCAGCAGGTTCAACAGGTCGTTGGGTAACAGCAAGCGGTAACGCAAGCGACGGTACTCCGTACATCGGTTATAAAGCACAACGACAGTTGGTTGTAAGAGCTCTGCAATCTGCACTTGCTGCTAACCAAGATGCTCGTGCTGAAACTACGTACTTTAACCTACTTGCAGCGCCTGGTTATCCAGAATGTATAGACGAGATGGTAACACTTAACACTGATAAAAAAGAAATTGCATTTATTATCGGTGATACTCCTGCAAGATTGCGTCCAGATGGTACTAGCATACTAACTTGGGCTACCAATGCAAACAACGTGGCAACTAATGGTGAAGATGGACTAACAACTGCAAATCCGTATGCAGGTCTATACTATCCGTGGGCATTAAGTACCAACCTAGATGGTACCGAAGTGTTTGTTCCACCTAGCATGATGGCATTGCGTACATATGCTTACAACGACCAAGTATCTTATCCGTGGTTTGCACCAGCAGGCTTCAACAGAGGTTTGGTAACAGGTGTAGGCAGCGTTGGTTATCTAGAATCAGATGGTACATACCAGCCAGTGACACTGAACCAAGGTCAGCGTGATGTGATGTATACAAACAAGATTAACCCAATTGCATACATTCCTAACAGAGGGTTGGTTATATACGGTCAGAAGACTTTGAACAGTGTTGCTAGCGCACTTGACAGAGTTAACGTTGCAAGACTTATCAACTACCTCAAGTATCAGTTGGATAATCTTGCTAAACCGTTCTTGTTTGAACCAAACGATGATCCTACTCGTCAAGCTGTTACTGTAACATTTAATAGCTTTATGGGAAGTTTGGCAGGCCTACGTGCGCTATATGACTTTGCAGTTGTATGTGACGAAAGCAACAACACACCTGCTCGTATAGATCGTAATGAACTTTGGATTGATATTGCAATTAAACCTGCAAAGGCAATTGAATTTATATACATTCCGATTCGTATACTTAACACTGGTGATCCATTACCAAATGGCGGCCAAAATCCAACGTCGTAATTAAACTACGTTAACTGATTAAAAATAGCGAGGTAATACCTCGCTATTTTTTTTGTGTTTTACATCATATTATGATACAATTTATCATGTCAACTCAAAAACTTATATTTTTTACATTGCCACGAAGCGCAAGCACATACATGTGCAATGTAGCAAAAGAATCTATGAAAACTCTCAACATTGAATACATAGACGTTAACCCAGAACTCACGAACCTGGCACAGTGGATGTCGAACGAGCAAAAGATCATTGACTCTAATAGAGACTTGATTAATAGTCTTGGTCTTGATCCATTGACAATAGATCATGATTTTATAAAAACTTTGT